AGGCCAAATATAACACTATTTTCTTTTGTATAGGCAACTTGACGAATTTGATTATTATAAAATATCTCTTCACATAAACGAATATACTCACATCCAGTAAGAGGTGGGACCGGGTTGGCTTTATACCAATAAATTGTATGGATGGAAAAAAATTGAACACTCGTCGCATGAGTCGGGGCCGGGGTCGTTTCAGTATTGCGGAACATTATACCGCCGAAAACAGTACCATATACGAGTGTTCTGTCAAAGCATGCGTCAAAAATGCGAACCCGTGAAGGATACCAGCCATTTTCTTGATGAAATTTTTGAATAAATGGTCGCATTCGGTCACGGTCACAGTCGCGGTTACGGTTATTATTCATATTTTCGATTTCAATAAAAGCAAATATCCGATTACTCTTCCACTCGGTAGCCCAAGCGATACATCGTCGCCCCTTTGGAAGTATAAAATATTTATAATCCCTCGATGTGGTGGCATGATATGTGTCGTTCTTATGAATAGACACTTCATAAGAAAGTCTCGTAGTCGGAAAACTCGACAATAATGTATCTGAATCCGACGTATTTAATATAGTACTCTTCGTGGTCATCTGGGTATCTAATTTACTCGGATGGGGGCGACGATAATTGCGAAATGACTGCATGACAGGATATAATATATATATCGCGATCGCTTTAATTCATTTCGTAGCTCGGTCTAAATGCGTGTTCGTTATTTGATTTTGATTTCAATCCAATACCGCGCAAGAATACCTTTAGGTCAGTCCTCATATCATTTACATCCTTATTTTGGGGATGTGCTGTTTCATGGTGCGGTTGTTTGCCTTTAGGAAGAAACCCGATACCGGTATCTAGATCGGGATTTACATCAATATCTTCGCCTACACCTACGCCTTCACCTACACCTACACCCGCTTGTCTAGGCCGTCCATTTTCGCCTCCTAAATGTGGAAGGCTTTCGCGTCTAGTATTGTCTAAATTCTTATTTATAGTATCAAATAAAGATTTATATTTCTGTTTTGGACAGTGGATGAGGTCTTTTACTTTCGGAGCAGTTAGCGTCGTTTCAAAATAGATGTACAAATAATGTATAACAACAATAAGACTAATTGAAAACAGAATATTTTGAATGAACCACAACATTACGATTAGGTTATATTGTATTCATGTGTATATTACGAACATAATTTGAAGTGGTCAATAAACGATATTATATCGTCTTTACACGTTCTGGTAATTATATCGTTGCTTTGATTTTTATGTTCGATAATGCCATTTTCTGTTGTGAAATAAAAATCAAGAACTCGCGTTTCGTTTTCGTTCATAATAAATACGAATGAATTCGACGACTTTGGGTGTAACTTCACCGTGACTTTCATATCCCGATTAATAACATGATTCGGTGAAATATATGTTCCTATAGTGGAATCAGTATCGGTATCTGTATCGGTTTCCATCGACGTATTCGATAACTTATAATAACTTTCATCCACGACGAATGGAATTGTGAATACATTTGCTTTCATCGAATCCGGATCTTCGGCGGAGTATCTTGAAACAGATATTTCGGTCGTTCTAACCGGTCCATCGATCGGCGTTCGTTGAACAAGGGCCAACGACGCCGGATTATTTCCGCTCTTAATTTCATATATCGCGTCTTCACTCACGATAAAATGCTCGATTTTTTTATGTACGAAAAAAAGTTCGGTCCCTTTCGGACGAAGACGACCTTTTTCAATAATTCCATGTACGTTAGAGTACATTCGGTTCATATCTTCCAACGTTACATCGAGTAAGAAAATGCGTGGTTCGGTTTGTTTATGCGTTTGTATCGCATGTGCTAGCGTTTGATTCCGATAAATCGTGCTTAATCCGGAAATCATAGTAGCCTGTCGCGCATTTTGATTCTTTCTCTGATTACGAACATGATTTGTACCGATCTGACTAGCCATACTAGTAATAATATTCGTCTCGATTATATGATCATATGAATGTATGTTTATATTCGATAAGCGTGCGTATATGCCATGAATAAACGATATAGAAACATCGCTATGATATAATATACACATAATGGCGCCATCAACGTTGGTCATCGATATTCAAACACCCAAAGATGCCGGAACGGGTACCCGGACGGGAAAGTCTACGAAAAAAGCGAAAGATACAGATACAACGATCGTACTCATTTCAAAAACGGGTACATTATCGGAGTGTATCGTTCAACCGGAAAATGATTCGACCGTAGAACAATTGACGATTCTACTTTCAAAAAAATGCGGATATCGAAATCATGACGGGTTCAGTTGCTATCATACATGGCGCTACAAAAATAATAAGAAATTCGGTTGTAATGTTGGAAATGAAGAAGTGATACCAAAATATATTTATGTTGATGTATGGGGGAAGACCGATGGACGAGCTGGTTACGAGAATAAATACGAATTGCCTCCACCAATCGATGAGCTCATTTTCTATGGTAATCTTGCGATAGTCGCGCGAATCGACAAAGAGCACGCAACACATTTGACAATCGATATGTGGAATATTATATATGAAAAGTTGTTCGGCGGGTTCGAAGATCTCGACGTTACTGCGTTTGAAGATGAAAATGAACCCGATGAATTAGATTTGATACCTTCACACAAAAAAACAAGCAACGGGTATTTGAAGGACGGTTTTGTTGTAGAAGATGATAGTGACGATAAACCTTATCCATGTTCAAAGAAGCGTCACTCAAAATCGGGATCTGGCGGTGTGCTCTCGAAAGGGCGAGCCGGTAAAAAAAATAAGTCGGAATCTACTGAAAGTGAATTTATCACCGAAACGGAAACCGAAACCGATAGTATATCAGATTCTCCTCTAGAGTCGGATACCGACGTACCTACAAGCAAACGTTGTCCTAAAAATACGGTTGTACCACCCCCGGCAATCGAGCTCAAGGTGAAGCGCAAACCGACAACCTCCAAAAAAGTAATTGAAGAGCCACCGAAAGACCAAGAAAGTGAATCCGAATTAAGTGAAGAGGAATATCTCTGAAAAATTGAATAAAGAAATCTATTATAGTTTATACAATACAATAGATTTCTATGTCGCAAATTGAAACCATCGAATATCCTGAACAATTCCGATCCGAGATTCGGAAAAGGATTGAGGCGCTTTTGAATGGCGGCGGCGGCGGCGGCGGCGTTGCGACACCTACCGCCGAATCTGCCACCAATATCGAGACCATTTCTACCAATATTGAAAAGGGCATATTCAACTGGACTGTTCAACACGCATCAAAAAATAACATCGTGAAAAAGTGGTCAAACTCGTTCTTCGTGACATTATATATCGACCGTCTTCGATCGGTGTATATCAATTTGAAGAAACCGGATGTGGCATGTGCGGTGATGTCGGGCAACATCAAGTCTCAAGAGATCGCATTCATGACACACCAAGATATTTGTCCTGAGAAGTGGAAGAAATTGATCGAAGACAAGAAAATACGAGACAAGCAAAAGTACGAACCGAATATCGAGGCATCCACCGATAATTTCACATGTAACAAGTGTAAATCTAAGAAATGTACGTATTACCAACTTCAAACACGTTCGGCGGATGAACCGATGACCACATTCGTCACATGCTTAGAATGCGGAAAGCGCTGGAAGTGCTGATTGTCGCGGAAAATATAATAAACGCATAATACATCAGTATAGTAAAAAGATGGCAGCAGATAATTTTTTTACTACATTCAAAAACTACTTCAAATTATGTTCATGCCGTGGTGGTTGTTGTTTTGCCAAGGATGGCAATGGCGGCGGCAACGGCGCTGACCGGAGCGACGGAGGCGGCGGCACGAACAGTAATATGAGTGCGGGAGATAATAGTCCTTATTCATTCGATGACCTTTCAAACCCACTATCGCCAACAATGACGAATTCGTCATCCGGTTCTTCTATCGACAGTTTTTACAAAGACTCCAAATTCAAACCGTATATCGGTATAATACCGGCTAATTATTACAGAAACTAATAAAAATAAAGCCAAAGTCGCTTCACGTCATTACCAGCGATTCGGACTTTCTATTTCACCGGTATTGATTATCCGCACCGCACATTACAAAATCTCTAAATCTTGAACCCGCCAGTATTCAGAACCGCCATTCGGTAAAGGGCGTCGAATAATAAATGGTGTCTTCTTTTGTTCTAATTCCTTCACCGCAATCAGGTATCCGTCAATAACCGTCGAGTCTATTTTGATAAATGCTGGTGCGCCTTCGTTGATTTGTTTGGCACGCTGACCCAATATCCGCGTTTTTTCGTATTTCGTCATGATGGGTATCGTGCGATGTAAATCATCCACGATGACGCCGGCGCTGTCACGTACCACTCGCGCAAGCGTCTGAATCTCGTCATAGTTGTGAGACATCGACTCCGGATGATACACATTAACATAGCTTTCACGAACACTAGTCTTAAGCTTTTGGAAATATTCGGCGCTGTCTTTGTCGCGTTCGTCATCTTCATCGTCGCTTTCATCATCGTCAAATTGTATTCCGTGAGGAACACCCAGTAACGTCATATCATCTTCCATATTTTTTTTGCGTGTCGATGCTAACCGTTTTTTCTTGTTTTTTTTTGAAGGGTTGTCATCGTCTTCGGCAGCAGCACCACCACCACCGGCACCATCGCCTTCATCCCCGCTACTATCGGCACCTTCTCCGACTGCTTCGTCGTCATCATCGCCCCCACTCACATCACCGGATGTAACCGAGCTAGCCGATGAATCATCATCGATACCGCTGGCGTCGGAGCCGGGAACACCTGATTCTGCGTCTGAATCATCCGCTTCTACTTCTTCTGCTTCTGCGATTGGAGTGTCTTCTTCGTCACCGGAATCAGCAGCAGCCGGACGCAATTGTTTTTTAGGTAAATTCGGAATTCCACTTGACATCATAAAGTGTATATATATAACATTCACACTTTATTATGTTTCAATTTATTGTTGCTCTGTATTCCAGACTTTGTCGCATTTCGCACACAAATAAACATATTTGAGATTGGTGTCGTCATAACGAACATATATAATCTCGTTTTTCGACTTCTTCTTTGGATCGCTGGCGCTGCCTCCGTCATTGCTAGGACACTCATCATTTGGACAACGAATCGTATGGATTCGCGGTAATGTTGGATCATACTTCGTATATTTATTAACCACTTGCGCGAATGATTGCGGCGTGGTTGTATGTTTCACATTCACCTTTGAAACACAGATATTATCCGCGGCGATCGTGTTGTCAATATGCCCGCAGTTACGACAATAATACTGAAGCTCGTTTTCGGGAGTAATACTGATGTAGTACATGTTGGCACAAACAGAACAGAAATGCATTTTCCTTTTTCTTAAATATCGATAACCACTACACTATTGTATATAGATACATTTAATTTCAATTTAACTATATTCGCCGCGAATTATAATACTTATATACTAGACCGATTTATCGACTTCGTCGTACTCTTTCATAAGAGTCGCATAGTCAATAAATGTGTGTATGCCGCCATATAACCCGACATGTATAGCCCGACGTTCGGGGATTTGTTTCATTCGTTCCGCCAAAATCTCTCGAATTCCGGCTTTATTCTCTCGGAACGTAGCGACCATAAACTCCTTGAACTCGGGGACAAGTGACGCTTCGATCGTGAGGTGTTGCGTGAATTCTTTCAGTAATGTTAAACATGCGAACTTATAATTGTAGTATTCGACCATTTGGTGGTAAGGTATAAAGTCGCTGTGTTCTTTACGAATACCTGGTTCATGAAGAAGCGG